TGACCCTTAATGGATTGGTTCATTGGGTCCGTATCATTCGCGAGGATAATATGCTCATCCGTGATCCGGGAGACATAGATGGGCAAGCACTATTGGTCCTTCCTATCAGGATTCTTCTCCCCTAAACCTACGAGGACAAACCAAATGTCAAACCCCACAAATCCTGTAAACCCCAATCAAAATCCCAATCCACAACAACCGAACCCCAATGATCCCAACCAAAATCGTCAGGGTTCGAGTTCTCCAACTCCCGCCGAAGGTGCGGCACAACAAGGCGAAGGCGCGGCAAATCCACCGTCAGGTTCTGGTTCGAATATAAGTGATTCGGATTGGCAAGCTGCCGTTACCGCGTGGGTCGATGACTATGTTAGGAACTCTCCAATTGCGGGGAACACCGAAGCATGGAACCACTTAAATGCGGCCCTGCCGCATTTGAAAGAATATCTCTCTAAAGGACCACCCACTCGCGGGTAGTCCTCGACCCTCAAAACAAGGATTACGGCTATGGAATTCGGTTTTGGATCTGGCGTTTTGACAGGTGTAAGAACCGACGCTGGCGGGAGCCTAACTCCCATCAGATTCGGTGCCCTCCAAAACGTAGACGTGGAGTTCGCCGGCGACACGAAAGAATTGTTCGCGACCAACCAGTACCCAATTGATACGGCTCGCGGCAAAACCAAAATCACCGGCAAGGCCAAAGTGGCCGAGATCAAAGCCCGCATGTTTAATGACTTGTTTTTTGGACAAACCTTGTCCACTACAACGAGTCAAAAATATGCGTGGAATGAATCTTCGGCGGTAGGCGGTACAGGTGCGGCTTCGTATACGGTTGCAAATGCAGGATCGACCCCTTTGACAGATCAGGGGGTTTTTCTTGCATCTAATGGCAATCAATTGATTGCTGTTTCCAGTGCCCCAGGTGTCAACCAATATGCGTTCAATGCTTCTACGGGCGTATATACATTTGGCTCCCTCCCCGCCGGTACAGGTGTCCTGGTAAACTATCAATATACGTTTACTGGGGGAAACAGTATTGCGCTAGGAAATCCCTTGATGGGGAACACTCCTCGTTTTAAGGCAACGCTGTTTCAGCAATTTGAGGACAACCAAATCGTTCTAGTCCTCAACGCCTGCGTCTCCAACAGACTTACGTTCCCGACCCGGATCGACGATTATGTAATCGAAGATTTGGACTTCTCCGCCTTTGCTGACGCTGCCGGAAACGTCGGAAGTTGGAATTCCACCAACTAGAAGGAAGTATCTTATCATGGCCATCGGAAATGGTAATGGCTCTGGGAATTGGTTGGGTCCGCGCCTGGCCACTTCCCACGAGACCACCAAATTCAAAATCGGAGGGCAGGACATTGAAGTTCCGGCCCTAAACCTTTTCGTAATGGATAAGGTCAAAGATTCTCTTTTGAGTCTTGGCCCTAACCTGGATTGGATCTCCTACGCCGTAAATGTGGTCCATATCATCTATGAGGCCCTAAAAGGCGCGCATCCAGAAATGCAAGTTTCGGAAGAGGATCTTTTAAAGGCATGTTCCTTGGCCGAGATGCGAGAATTTCCCAACCTGATAAATCAGTTGTTGGAGATTTCGGGGTTTGAAGCTACAAGCCCGGAAACTCCGGCGGTGGGTCAGGAGGCGGGGATGGAATCGCCAAATGGGACTGGAACATCTCCGGCCTCATCGCCGAACTTGCAGTCAACGGAATCTGCGGCGGAGACCCCCAACTAATTGGACGAACGTACACCTTAAAATGGTGTAAGTTAGTTCGAAAAGCTTGGGAGAAGCATCCCCCGGTCAGTTGGCTTGTAGCCGCCTACTTAGGCTATAAATCCCATGACGATAAACACCAAGAAAATGTCCGTAACACTCTAAATATGTCTCAAACCCTAAAAATTTCTGGACCAAAGGATTTTTAGATGGCCGGTCCCCTAGTCCAAGTCAATGTTAGAGATGATGAAGTCATATTGGCCCTTCAAAGACTGCCCCGCAAGGTCCAAACCGCCGTCATGGACAAACTAGAAACTATAATGTCAGGAATCCGAGAGGATATATTTCAAGGTCTACCGGGCAAATACCTGGACCCCACCACTATAAGATCCGGCGTCCTAAAACAAGGTTCGTCCATAATTGGATACATAGAATCCACAGACAAATCTGGACATTATGAGATTGTGCCGGTCAAGGCCAAAATGCTAAGATTTATCGCCAAAGACGGCGATAAAGTTGTGACCCAGCATGTGTGGCATCCCTATCTAAAGGGTTCCCCTCTGATTGCGTCCAAAATGGCGGAACTCAAACCTTGGATCGAAGATCAAATCCAAGACGCCCTAATCGCTGCCCTCTAATATAGGGTATCCCTAAATGGCCGACATTAGAATTGACACCACTGTCAATACGGCAGAGATTGAGAAATTAACGGCGCGCGCCAAAGAATTAAAAAATGCCCTCAATGACCTGAATAATGCAGGTCAAGGCAATAGCGGTGCCGCGGTTGCAATTGCCAACAATCTCCGCCAAGTCGAAACCATTTTAAAATCGGTCGGTGTTTCACTTGATGAACTAGATGGCAAATTTTCATCTCTGGCCGATAGTTCGCGGGTATTTTTCAATTCTATTAGTGTTTCGAATTTAAAGGCCGTCACTTCGGAGTTGCAGACCCAGTTGGATGTTCAGCGCCAATTGGGCCTTTATGCCTCCAAATATGGCACTACTAGTGCCGCCCAATTGCAGACTGTAACGGCTGTTTTAAGAGCCCAGTCTGATGAAATGAAAAGGTTAAGTGGAGAGGAAGAAAAGGCCGGACAAGCTAGAGCCAGATTTGCCTCCCAAATTGCTCCCCAATCCAGTGTTTCAGGCCACAAACGAGACATAGAAGAAACTTCTAGGGCCGTCGCCCAACTAATCCAGCAACAAGAAAAACTAAACCTCGAACAAAACAAATTCAACCAAGTCATTGCCCCCAAATCAAACATCGAAGAGCATACTAAAAATCTTCGCCAAGCCTCTCAAGAACAAGAAAAACTCAATCGTGAACAATCAAAATTCATTTCTCAGATTGCTCCTAGATCTAGTGTTGCAGAACACACGGCAGAGGTCCGCGAAGCCACTATTGCACAACAAAAACTAAATGACGAACAGAACAAATTTGCTCAGGCTCTTGCTCCCAAGTCCAACATTGCAGAACACGTCGAAGAAGTAAAACGTGCTACCCAAGAAACCGAGCGTCTAAACCGGGAACAGGAAAAATTTGCCCAACAAATCGCGCCCAAGTCCAACGTTGCCGAGCACACGGCCCAAATTCAACGCTTAAGAGGTGAACAAGAAAAACTTAATGCTGAACAATTTAAGTTTCAGCAACAAATAGCGCCTCAATCTAATATTGCAGAACATATACGCCAAATCGAACAAGAAGCCGCTACTCGAAAGCGTGCCATAAATGATATGATTTCGGACCTAAAACGTTTGCAATCAGAAGAAAACCGCGCCGAACAAGAAAGATTAAAATTTCAACAGCAAATCGCCCCCCAATCCCAAGTCCGATATGAAGTTGACAAGAGTGGAAGTGTTAGGGCCGTTAAGGACGAATTAAATGGTGCAGACGGAGCCGCGTTTAATTTAGGACGATCTTTACAGCACGTTACTGCGATTTTTGATGGTTTGGCCAGAGGCCAAAGGGGCCAAGTAGTAGCCTCATTCACGGCTCTGGCTCGTGATAGTGGAGTATTAGAGAATACACTTGCCAGATTGGCGGGGGCATGGGGCGTTTTTGCCGCCGCAGGTGTCGCAGCCGCAGTTGCGGTCGGATATGCCCTAGAACAATCATTTCAACGATTTGCCTCTATTCGCGAATCCACCTCACAGTTGGCATTGGCAGGAGGATTTAGTTCTGGACAAGCCCGCGCCGAAAGTACCCAACGATTTGACACCATAAAAAAAGACACCCAAGAATATGCCGGGACGGCCCGCGAACTTGCCAGTGAATTAAACAAATTACAACCCGCCGCTCAATCTTCATGGAAAGAACTAAAAGAAATTGCAATTGCCGTAGGGGCTTTGTCGCGGGAAGATCCCGCCAAAATCCTAAAAGAATTAGTCACCGCCGCAAATGCTGGTCCTGGACCCTTAGCAGAATTAGTTACGAAACTTTATGGCTTGCAAGGAGTTTTGGGGCCAACCGGACAGGGCCTTATTGAGGCGGCAAAAAATGCCACCAATTTAGAAGAAGCCATAAAAAACATTTCCACAATTGGTGCAAGTTCTCAGATAAACCAGGCCGGTAAAGAAGCCAGGATCGCGCAAAATAATATACTTTTACTTGCGTTGGCGATGGGTGGTTTGGGTGAGGCCGCCGCTAGTGACAACATAGTAACTCAAGAATTTGCCCGCAACATTACCAAAATCTTAGAGCCACTAAAAGATTTTAATATTTCCACTCAAAGTGTCACGGCCTCGATTGCGGCTGAAAATAGTGCCATTATTGTTGGCAATCAGGGGCTAGATAAACGTGTAGAACTTTTACAACGTATGATAGATGCCCAGGGTGGGGCATTTAGATTAAGGGGTACGCCTGGCGGGGAGCGGGCACAACAGGCTGCGGATACATTAGAGGCCCAGGTTAGACAAACCCCTCAAGACCCTGCCGAGGAACGCAGACACAGACTTGCCCTAGAACATATTCATGCCGAGGCCCAGGCAAGACGGGCAGACCTAAGTGCTCAACTTGATGCTGCCGAAGCAGTAGCGGCAGAAACTAGAAGGTCAGAAACCCAGCGCCTAATTGGCGCTGGGATGGACCCAGAACTTGCAGCAAGATATGCCGCCGAATCTGAAGCCGTAGATAAGGCCAACAACGCGGTAAAAGAGGCCCAACAACGTGTACAGGATGAAATAACTCAAAATACAATCGCAGGTGTGCGAGATCGTATCTCTGCCGAAGCGCACGGATCGAAAGAAAAGATTGCCCTCCAAGATCAAATAATTGCCACTACTCAAAAAGAAGTTGATGCGGGACGTGCCACACAAGCACAATTAGATGCCACGACTAGGGCCAGAACTACATTTGTTCGTGAGGCAAACCGCGAAGAATATGCCGAAGCGGCCAAAGGATACGAAAATCAATTAAGAAGTGCTAAGGGCTCCTACGATCAAATAACCAACATAATTGCCGAGTGGCGCGCAAACGCCGCCCAACACTTCCAACAAGGAAGTGTCGATTTCATTCGCTCAATGGAAGATATTGAGCGATCCGCGATTCTAGCATATCGTAATGTGGTTGAGATTGCGGTTTCGTCCGCTTCGCAATTGCGGATGGCCAATCAAGACATCGTGTCGGGATTTTCTCATAGCCAAGACACTAGAATACGAGAGATGGGCGCGGCGGGGGTTATGGCCGCCCCAGCCCTATTGGGCCAAGAAATCCCCCTAATACAGACCTTGGCGCGGGCCTCCAAAGAAGCCCTAGACAATGCAATGAAACTCGCCGATGCAATCGGCGACGCAGAACAAAAAACAAAGGTTTTTTGGGACCAGTGGCGCTTAGGAATCAGTACACAGACTGCCATAGCGGCTGTACAAGAAAAGATCGCGGGTGCGGTTAAAAGTGCCTATGAACAGACCCGAAATGCCGAAATTGCCCAATTAAAACTCGCGGAAGCCGTAGCCAAGTCACGAGGTGATTTAGAGGAAATCGTAAGGTTACGCATTCAAGAGGCACAGATAATTGGGGGCGACAAATACGCTACGCCCGCACAAAAGATCGGCGCCAAAACCGACGTAATAAACGCCCTTACTGAAGAGCAAAACCGTAGATTTGGCGAACTAGACCGATTTAATTCTGCCCAGGAACGTCTCGACCGTATCAGGATCGAGCAAAACAAATATTCACTTCAGGCCCAAGTCTCCTCCCATGATATGTCCAAGGAGACTATGGCCATCAAAGAAAGTGAATTCACGTCTAAGGTTTTGGCCGAAGAGGAACGCCGAGTTGAAGCGCAAATCTCCAACAATTCTTTGACCGATACCCAAAAGGAAAAACTATACAGTCATTTGGCGGAACTGTACGAAAAGGATGCCGAACTACAAATTCAGGCCCAAGCCAAAGTATCAGATGCCATAGAAAAAGAAAATGAAAAACGTAGTAAATTATTAAAGGGCGCATTTGATGAGATTGGATCAGGACTTGAAAAATCTCTCACAGGTCTTTTGACGGGCGAAAAGGGAACCAATACATTACAAGATCTTCGCAAATCTCTTACAGGTGCGCTTGTAAAAGAAACGTTTAGTATTGGGTCGCAATATCTTGGAAAGACCTTGGCTCCAATGTTGGGGGTCAAAACCGAAGGATTGGCAGATACTGGACTTGGGACGGTCCTTTCTAGGGCCTTGGGAAATCTCTTAGGCATTACTAAAGACACCCCTCAAGACGCAATGAAGGGTGCTGCCGAGAAAATCGCCAAGGCCGCTGACGCCCAAAACGAGGCCGCAAAACTTATCAAACCCGCCGCTGACGGTTTGAAAGAGGCAGGGGACAAACTAAAAGAAGCCGCAGATGCTTTAAAGGGTGGAAAGGGCGTTCCGTCCAGTACATATGAACCTCCTGGAGGTGCAACTGGAGAAGGGGCTGGACGAAGATTTGCCCGTACTGGCGGGGAGGGAGGAATTCCCGCCGGTATGCCAATGGATATGGTTCCTGTAAGTGCCCAGGGCCATACCATAATGATGAATAAGGCCGTAGCAGATCGAGCACAAGCCTTATTGAATGAATTGACCGAAAGTGGTTATAAAATCACTTCACTTTCAGGTTACAGGCCCGGGGCTACAGTAGGGGATACGGGCCGGCCAAGTATGCACAGTGCAGGCTTGGCAATGGATATAAATCCACGAGAAAATCCCCAAGCCGCCCATAGAGGCGATCCTGCGGTTACAAACCTACCTGCCAATTTCGGATCTATGGTCCGTGAACAGAGTGGAACTTGGGGTGCAGGATTTAGCCGCCCCGATCCCATGCACGTTAGTTTTCAGCCTATGTCTAAGGCTATTGCGGAGGTTGGGGAGTTAGGAACTGCCGCCCGTAGCGCGGCCACAGCGTTAAGTTCTGTAGGATCTAGAGGCGGTCCTTCTACTCCTATTCCTACTTCTGCGCCTTCAAGTTCTGATTCTTCTCCCGCCCCAGCATATGCACTTGGGGGTCCAGTAGGAACCGATACTGTACTTGCGTGGCTCACTCCTGGAGAACGTGTCCTGACCCGCGATCAGCGGGCACTCTATGATCGAATGTTTCCAAGTGGAATTGAACGCCATGCGGATGGTGGAGTTGCAGGTTCCCACCCTGGCCTGACCTCATTATCGACCGAAAGTCGTGGGTTTGCCCCCCTAGTACTGGAACCTACAAATCCGGGACTAGGAAAGGGATGGTGGATATTGGCCGCCCTTGGTGGCCTTGCCGCCGTTGCCGGTATCGCCTCCATATTTGGGGATGACAAGGACAAAAAAGACAAAGAACTAGCCGAAAAATTACTCAAAGCCAAAGATACTGAAGGTATAACTTCAGATTTTTCGCGCACCACAACTCCACTAGACGTGTCTAAGTTGCCTAAGATGCACAGTGGAGGTATGGCCCCCGATGAAATGGTTGCTGTATTGCAAAAAGGTGAACGTGTAATTCCCCGATTTGCAGACGGTGGAATGGTCGGGGAAGGGTCATCTATTTCTCCGACTTACAGTCCTCCGGCCCGCGCCGCTGATAGTGGCACCTCAGCCGTGCGAGAACTTACAGGCAACATAGGCGATGTCAGTTCAAAGATGGGATATTTGGCCAGTGATGTTTCAAAAATGTCCCAGTCGTTGATGGGATTTGGGCGGGCCACTACCCAAACCCAGACCTCGATGGGACTTTTCTCGACCGGATTGTCCACGATTGGATCTGCGTTTTCGGGTCTGAAGTCTTTGGTCGGATCATTGGGAGGAAGTGGAAGTGGCGATAGTGGGGGATTTTTAGGATCGTTTGGAACGATTTTTAGTTCTATTGCAAAGATATTGCCCATTTTTGCTTTGGAACAGGGTGGAATCATTCCTTCAGCAGAGGGTGGGATGATTATGGGTGGGGGATCTCTGGCTAGAGGTGGACGCCTGGCCGTGTTGCATCCCCGCGAAATGGTACTTCCCAGACATTTATCTGACGCCGTTCAAGGTATGACCGAAGGAAATGGCGGAATACAACCCCCACCTGTAAATTTCCACCTCCATACCATAGATCAAAGATCTGGCGCCCAATTCTTAATGAATCATAGAGACACAATCGCCGAGATGTACCGCTCGTCATACCGTAATTTCAATCCCAACGTTCCATCCTATTAAGAGGGTCTTACAAATGGCAATGGGATTAGGTCCGCGATCCATTGATGAAATAGAATTGAATCAGTTTCCCATCACCAAGACCCTTTCGTGGTCACTAATCAAAAGCCCTAATTGGGCCACCCGAATGCAACGATCCGTAGGGGGGCGCGAATTGCGGACCAATGATTATGTATTTCCTCTCTATACCTTTACATTGACGTGGGAAGTCCTAAGAGATAGTTGGGATATTCGCGGGGGCTTTGGAACAGGACATGGGTTTCCCTTTGGTCCTAACACTCCCGAACCTTACGATGAATTACGGATTATATGGACCTTTTATAACGTTCAACGAGGAGCCGCCATTCCGTTTATGTTCTTGGACAGTACAGATTATAGTTCCCGCCACCAATCATACCGCGATACACCTAATACATTTTATTTTGCTACCGGAGATGGCGTAACCAAAAAGTTTCAGCCCCTTTCGAGACTTTTAGCGCCAGTTGTACCGGCCCTAATCACATCTGTAACGCCCGGTATCCCTTATGATGTTGAAAATGGAACTGGGCTTTTGCTTTTTGATACGCCTCCAGCAGCGGGCGTCAATATAGGAATGGATTATACTTATGTATACAAGGTTCGTTTTGCTACGGATAATTTGGAGGCCGAAAATTTCATGTACCAGTTGTGGACCATGAAACAAATGAAACTCGTGTCGGTGGTTTTTTAGGGGACAATAAAATGAGACCCTGTACAAATGAACTAAAGACCATCTTAGATACGTGGAATACTGGTTCAAGAATAATGATGGCCGATTTGTACATATTCACACTAATAACGGGAGAGGTGTTTAGGTATTCGGGGTTTCAGACCCCATTGGCCGCACCAATGCCTACCACAAACACTCCATTATATGAATTTCCGCTGGGTCCAAGTTTTTCCCGCACCAAAACAAAGGTCCAGGTCGGCCCCCAAGTAGACGAATTAAATATTGATATTTATGCGGGCGAGGAAGATCTTTTAGCGATGGATAGTGGGGGGAATATTACATGGCAGAATGCGTTTTTTGTGGGATTGTTTGATGGGGCTACTTGTGAATTGTTGAGAGCGTTTTTGGTCGAGGATTCGCCTCGGGTGGCCGGTACAATTACATGGTTTTATGGCCGTGTGGGAGATATAGACATAGGACGTACCAAGACCTCTATGCGAGTGAAATCATTATTGGATCTTTTGACGGTTCAGATGCCTCGAAGACTTTTTCAATCGGCCTGTAATCATGTGTTTGGGGAACCGGGCTATGGAATGTGCGGATATGACCGCGTATTAGGGCTTAATGCTTTAGGGGAAGCGACAGGCATTGGCGCGGCTGATATAGTCTCTAACGCCGGTTCAAGCCAAAATTCCATTACTACAGATTTTGTTCCCGCCCCGTCCACGGCCTATGATAATGGATCAATAATTGGCACCTCAGGATTAAACAATGGTTTCACCCGCACCATAGGACGATTGGCGGATGGACATATTTATTTTCTTAAGCCGTTTATATTTCCGGTGGAACCAGAGGTAGATTGGTTTAGGCTTTTGCCGGGATGTGACCATACCTTAGACACTTGCACAAACACATTTAATAACAGGGCTCGCTATGGCGGATTTCCATTCATTCCCCCACCCGAAACCGCAATATAAAATCCTCGATGGCTGGCGAAGAACGTTGTGGATTTTGTTTGCAGTGGTGGTAAGTTTGAGTTTTTGGGCGGGCCTTTTGTGCCTTATAGGAGTGATATGAAATGCTATACACGATCATAATTATTGTTTTGATTTTATTGTTGATTGGGGCGTTGCCTCATTGGGGCTATGCGTCAAGGTACAATTATGGATATTTTCCCGCCGGAGGGATAGGACTTTTGTTGGTCATTTTGCTTGTTCTGTTTCTTTTGGGGGTCTTACGATGACCATAAACGAAAAGCGCCAAAAAGTTTTAAAAGTAGCGGAGGAATGGCTAGGGACGCCCTTTCATCATTTGCAAAGGAAAAAGGGTGCAGGGGTGGATTGTGGCCAGTTTTTACTAGGGGTGTTTGAGGAGTGTGGATTCATTCCTAACGTAACGACCCAATACTATACGCGAGACTTTCACCTTCATAGGTCGGAGGAATGGTACAAAACCATTGTAGAAAAGTTCTCCCGCCCCATTAGAGAAAATGAAGTCTTGCCAGGAGATTTAGTTCTTTATCGGGTGGGGCGGGTCTTTTCTCATGGCGGAATTGTGGTGGACTGGCCCCAAATCATCCATTCGTTTGTTACGGCAGGAGTGTCCTATACAAATGGCACCCAAGGACATTTGATGTCTAAGATTAGGGTCTTTTATCGGCCTATAATGTTAGATGAGGATGTGGCGTTAAGGGCCGCCGAATGAGTTCGTTATTTCGGCCTCAGCAATCATTTTTACAGACAAATGCATGGCAACATTCGGCCATAAATGCTTTACATTATGCCACGTCCCAACAAGGATCTGTAATCCCCATCATTTATGGCACAATGCGGATGCAGATGAATCTTATTGATCTAAATGGTTATAGGGGTCCAAAAGGAAAAAAGGGCAAAACAGGTTCGTTGCCTTTGGCTGGTACTGCCCAGACCGGCAAGGGCGGCGGAGATATGAAAAGCAAAGGTGGCAAGAAAAACAAACATTATACAGTCAATGTAGATATTGCGGTTTGCCAAGGCCCTGTAACATTCAAAAGTGGCAACACGGTCTTTTCATCTTCTGGTGTGATTTCTTTTGGTCAGACACAGTTGCATTTTTATGCGGGATATGATGGTCAGGCCCCCGATGCTCATTTTAATCGTGTAGGATATTCAGGTACATGTCATGTGACCGGGACACCCATAGATCTGGGTCAGTCTCCGGTCGTGCCTAATTTGGCGTTTGAGATTACAGGGTTTTTGGCCGGCCAAAACGTCGGAAAAACCTATGTAAAGGATGCCAATCCTGCCGATTGTATATTAGATTTTTTGACAAATCCTCGTTATGGGGCAGGTTTCCCGCCCGAATGTATAAGTCAATTAAATCATTCCCCTACAATTCATAACACGTTTGGAGATTATTGTCAATCGAATTGGTTGTTGATTTCGTCTGTTTTAGAGGCCCATATGAAGGCTCTGGAATGGATGGACGGTATTTGTAGATTGACCAATTCCACTATGGTTTGGTCGGGTAAAAAACTCAAAATCATTCCTTATGCGGATACATCTGTGAGTTCTAATGGCGCAACGTGGACACCAGATTTTATTCCCAAATATCACCTCACGGATAATGATTTTTTACCTTGGCACGCTCGTCAAGACGGCGCGGTTCCCACCCCAGGAGATGATGATCCGTTAATTATCACTCGTACAAGTCCCGCAGATGCGGACAACTGGGTCAGTATTGAATATATGGATCGGGAAAATTTTTATAATTCTACCATTTTAACGGCATATGACCAGGGCGCGATTGATACGTATGGTCTTAGAATAGGGGACTCGGTTCCTGGTCGGGCATTTGCCAACGCGCACAGTGCCCAGATTTCCGTTCAGATGACTCAACAACGAAAATTATATATTAGAAATACGGGGATTAAATTTCAGTTGGGATGGCAATTTGCTTTATTAGAGCCTATGGATTTTGTGTCCATATCAGGGCGGTTTGGGGACAATTATCTCAGACAATATCCCGTCCGAATCACTTCCATAGAAGAAAATGATAATGGGGATTTGATAATTACGGGTGAAGATCCCCAAGAAGGCACCGCTGCTCCGTTTGTGGCTCCTAATCCCATCGGTGCGGTTAAAATGAGCGGTTCTGCATTGGTATGGCCATATGGCAAATTTATAAGTCCTTTTACGGGCGAAGTTTTGATTGATCCTCGTTCGGGGATTTATGGATGGGATCAGACTCGGCCCGCGGATAGTCCTAGTGGCACCTATTCCACATGGTTATCGGTCCCGCCAGACATTCCAATTTCAGAACATAGTACAAGTGTGGCGGGGTTCATACAAACAAAGCGTTTTCTTGGGCCAATGCCCGGTTCAGGAACAAGTTATCCCGTAAATAGACCCGAGTTTGCCCTGGGATTTGATTACAGAGGCCGTTTATATGCTATGTTAGGAAGTGTTTATTGTTTTGTTTCAAAGGATCACGTCATACGGTTTGATAATTCGTGGAATCATATTTTGTGTGTTTGGGATGCGCCGGTAGTAAAATTTTGGGTCAGTGGTACGCCCATTGCCAACACGATTGCCATTCCCCCCGGAGCGCCCTCAACCATAAGATATTCCTGGGAGTGGGGAATCGAATTTTACAGTGCTGGTTTGTTGTTTACGTGGGCCGGTAGTATTGAATCCTGTATCCAAGATGGCTGGTGGTGCGTTCCTAATAAGATCGAAGATCCGTCCAAATTTAGATCGGTGAATAATAGACCGTTGGATTTGGGATTTCGCGGCGAGAAACCTTTGGGGTTTCCCCCAAACGCATATTATCATTATTATCCTGATGGAACGAAAATTAGTCCAGTTTATAATGAGGCGGAAAAGACTGTTGGGCGGGTAGGTCCATTTGCGTTTAGTACCAACCGGGCAGGTCGCGCCCCGGATTATTTTGTTTCGGGTGGGGGCTGGGCCAGTATATATGGCGACCCCGACTATCCCAATGCTCCAATACAAGGCGTAAGTATAATTGAATGTCCCGAAGGCGGCGCGTTTTAGGATCATTTGATGGCAAGCTTTTTTAGACCCAAACAATCATTTTTACAAAACAACGCTTGGCAACACCAAGCAAAAAACGCCCTCCATTACAATACCTCACAACAGGGATCTGTATTGCCATTGATTTATGGCACCTGTCGCCAACAAGTAAATCTAATTGACCTCAAAAATTATAAAGGACCAAAAGGCAAAAAAGGAAAGACCGGATCTATACCTTTGTCTGGAACATCTCAGACCGGGAAAGGGGGCGGTTCCTCCAAGGGCAAGGGGGGCAAAAAAAGCGGCCATTATTCGGTCGATGTAGATTTTGCCCTATGTCAAGGCCCCGTTCCGTTTTATCCAGGTAATAATATTTTTACTTCGGCGGGGGTAGAACCATTTTCGGTCTCGGGGTTGCATTTTTATGGTGGATCGGATGGGCAGGCCCCGGATAGCCATTTCAATCAAGTCGGCTATAGCGGAACCTGTCATATTACTGGCACACCAATGGATCTAGGTCAAAGTCCTGTCCTCCCAAACGTAGGAGTAGAAATCACAGGATTTTTGACCGGCACGCATACGGGGGATTATGTCAAGGACGCAAATCCTGGAGACATAGTGACGGATTTTTTGTCTAATGCTCGATATGGGGCCGGGTTTCCCGCCGAATGTGTGGACCGTCTAGTTCATGACGAGGATGGAGTAACCCTTAACACTTATGGAGATTATTGTCAGGCCGCCTCTCTATTAGTCAGCACAAGTTTGGATGGGCACCAAAAAGCCATTGAATGGTTAAATGGACTTTTGGTTTTGACCAATTCGACAATGGTCTGGTCCGGTAAATTATTGAAGATTGTTCCGTATGGAGATTTGCCAATTTCTAACAATGGAGCGGCGTGGGTTCCTACGAATTTTGTCCACCAATATGATTTGAATGATATGGATTTTTTGCCTTGGCATCCTAGACAAGATGGGGCGGTGCCTACGCCGGGGGATGATGATCCAATAATGATTATGAGGTCTAACCCCGCCGACGCGGACAATTGGATCTCGATGGAATATATGGATAGACAAAACTTCTATAATTCTACGACCATAACTGCATACGATCAAGGGGCCATTGATACATATAAGTTGCGAATTGGAGATTCTTTACCAGGACGTGCGTTTTGCAATCAATATTCGGCTCAGATCTCCATTCAATTATTGATGCAACGAAGATTGTATATTAGAAATTCTCAGATTAAGTTTCAATTGGGGTGGCGGTTTGCCCTGTTAGAACCTATGGATATGGTTACATTGACGGGGTTTTCGGGGGACGTATATTTAAATGAATACCCGGTCCGAATCTTATCCATCGAAGAGAATGACAACGGAGATTTGGTCTTTGTTTGCGAAGATCCACAAATGGGACAGGCCGGACCCGTCAGTACCCCGCCGCCACTGATGGCCGCCCGATTAAACGGTATGGGCCATTATTTGTGGGACTATGGAGATGAAATAATTAATTCTGGGGCCGGCACCTTAAGTTTGTGGACCAATTTAGGGCCTGATGATGGTCCTGGGCCTGGAAGTGTGAGTTTGTTTTTAGGTATTGGGCCTGAAATGCCCGAACAATTGATGATTGGTGTCGATGAGGATTTATCGGTTTTTATGTTTGTGGGGGGCCAAAAACTCTATGAATCCCCGCCCAATACCATAATAAATGATCGTTCGTGGCAACATTTGTTGTTTACGTGGGACTTAAGCACTATACAATTGGTAAAGTGTTGGGTAAATGGTTATGAAGTGGACAATGTTTTAGATTTGAGTGAAATGACCCGCCCCTCAACGGTAGATTATGGTTCAAATTCTTCGCTGATGGTGTTTAAAGATTTTCGCGGGGATGTGGGGGATTTGTGGTTCAGTGCGATTAGGGCCTCGGGCAACCCCGCAGCCTTTAGACTATCAAATAATAGTCCGCGCGATATAGGACTTAGGGGCTTGGATATTCCTAGGAATGTGCCGGATCTTTATATGAGATTTTCGCGCCCCTTGAACATTGATGACAAACTGGTATTGGTTGGTTCAGAACCTGAACCGTCGAAATTGGTCCTTTATTAGGAGATTTTAATGGCTCAGACCCCCTCTGGCGTCGGTACAGCATTCATTTATAATACTCAAGTCGGGGGCTCAGGCGGATATGCGGATATTATTGGAGCCTATTCTCCAAGTGTTAATGAGCCGATAATTTTTGAACCTCAACCCTCGTTAAGTGCGGGACAATTGTCGGTTTGGATTGTTGTTACAGGTCCGGGAGAGGAATGGGGCGGATGCCAAGTCTGGGCCTCTGTAGACGGCGGAATGTCCTACGGACAGTTAGGAACCATGTTGACAGGTGGGGTTCAAGGAATACTTACAGACCCGTTCAATACAGGTTCTGACCCCGACACCACGAATGTTTTGTCCGTAGATATTTCAATGTGTGATGGGCAAATCGACACCGCAACGGCCCAAGATGCCGATCTAGGCATAACTTTGGCCTATGTGGGGGGTGAACTCGTAGGCTATTCTAATGTGGTCTTGACCGGCACCGATCTTTATGATCTTGACACGTATCTTAGACGTGGAATGTTTGATACGTCTGTGGCTTCCCATGCGGCAGGCACCCCGTTTGCACTTATTGGTGGCGAGGTATTTACCCATTCATACCCTTCCATCATGATCGGCACTACCGTTTTGTTTAAATTTCCTAGTTTCAATTCGGTTGGGGGCAATCTAGAAGACATTAGTACGTTGCCGTCGTATGAATATACGTTGGTTGGGTCTGGTTTGGCACGAGGAATTTGGGCTACTCCGTTTGCGGTGGGCGCCAAAATCGTAGATATGGTCCAAGATCCTTGGGATACCAATTACGAAATTTTTGATGCCCTAGCGCCGTGGGACATAAACTTTCCGGTGAATTTTGAGAAAAGTCCCTTGCCAGGATGTTCGGTTGCGCCCGGAACCGATGTTACATTTACATTACAAGTTGTCAATAGTGCTGGAAGTGCCACATCGGTAGGGATAATGAAGATTTTGGCCGGCCAATTGATTGGTTCTTATACGTGCGCCGCTTTTACGCTTGGGATGGGAGATCGTTTGCGAATGTACGCTCCGGTTGGGGTAGATAGTACAATTTCGGGCCTTTACGGCACGATTGTTGGGGCGAGGAACTAATAAGATGACAATACTTTTAGCTACGGGCGAGGATACGGGGTTTACGGGGTTCCCCCAAATTCCTGTATCAAGCACTACGGCAGGTCGTTTCAGAAATGGCTATGCTCGATGTGCTATATCCACAACTACCTCCACACCTACTGCTAGCGATCCTCCCGCTCAAAGGTTACAGCTTCCTATTTTTACATCCTCAAATCTTGTATGGTTTCACGCGGTATTTTTTGATGTATCTAGTAGTGGGATTTTAAATTTTCAATCTATACTTTTTCGTAGTCCCGATGGTATTTCCCGCATTGTGGTGCGGCAAACTGCTACATATGGAACGTTAAAGGTTTCCAGTAGAAATGCGGCTGGAACTTTGACAGATCTGGCAACATTTTCGGGGTCATTTTCATCCGCTACTTTGTATTCGCTAGATATGAAGGTGGATTATGAAGCGGGTGGGGGGATACAGATATGGTTGAATGGAACTTTGATGGTTAATTGGACCGGTGATCCCCGCA